TTAATGCTTACAAAACTAAGGAAGAAGTAGAAAAACTTTACTTACATTCCGATTCCATTGACAAAAAAGCCGTAGAAAAATTACCTCAACCAACTGGATGGAGAATGTTAGTTCTTCCATACTCAGGCCCTAAAAAAACTAAGGGTGGTTTAGTATTTTCAGATGAAACTCATGAAAGAATTCAAATGACAACTGTTTGTGCATTGGTTCTTAAATTAGGATCTCTTTGTTATTCAGACAAAGAAAAATTTGGAGATAAACCTTGGTGTAAAGAAGGTGATTGGATTATCTTCGGTAGATATGCAGGAAGCCGTTTTAAAATTGATGGTGGTGAAGTGCGTATCTTAAACGATGACGAAGTTATCGCTAAAATCAGTAATCCAGAGGATATACTGCATACTTATTAAGGAGCTAAGATGGTAAAAGATAAATATGGTTTAGATACCAGTGAAGTCGAACTTGACACTTCAGGAGTAGAAGAAAAAGAAGTTACAATTGAGGAAAAAAAGGTTGAGTCTAAAGAACCTGTCATTCCAAAGTTTGAAGTTGAACCAGATGGTACAGCGGTCAATGAACACAAAGACGATAAAATAGAAGTTGTTAAAGCTGAAGAGCAAGAAGAACAACCAAAAGAAGATAAAAAAGATCCACAAGACTTAAATCAATATTCAGAAAACGTAAAAGGTAGAATAGGTGATTTGACAAGAAATTGGAGAGAAGCTCAAAGAAGAGAAAAAGCAGCTTTAGAATATGCAAAAGGCATTCAGAAAAAAATGGATGATATGCAAAAACGTTTTCCAAAACTTGAGGAAAATTATTTATCTGAATTTGAAAAAAGAATTACTTCAGATTCTGCTGACGCATCAAGAGCACTTCAACAGGCTATTGATTCAGGAGATTCAG